AATTCATTCAAGCTCAAGGACGCGGTTGAGAACAACAACAATGACGCCGTCTTGAAGATAATAAACGCGATCGAGGATTCAACTTTCAACAATTTCGGAGTCGCCAATTCAATCATGAAGGGGGTTCCGCAGAAATTCCCGTTTGAATTGAAAAAACTGCTCCAGGAGATCGCGCAGATTTCAGGGGCTAGGACGTCCGGATTCAAGAGTTACGTGAAGGACGTCTCCTACAGGGGGCAGCAGACCCTCGGCGGCGGACAGAATTACCGCGAGTTCCTCTTCAAGTACAAGCACCCGAAGGGCTCACTCCGCGAGGTGGAGCCTTCGTATGAATACGGGCATGAATTCGGGCTGAGTGGCGCGCAACGAAAGGGTGGATTCGTCCACCTGCGAACGAGCGACCGAACGGACGAGTTCGGAAGAAGGATTTTTCACATAGAGGAGATACAGTCCGACATGCACCAGAAGATCAACGCGGCGCAGAGAAGAGTCAAGAGAGAGGTGGCGGAAGGAAAGAGGGTGTCACCGGACACGTTGACGAGTTCCAAGTACGCTCCGCGAGGAGACATGATAATGGAGCCGGTTGACAAGGCGAACGAACAGCAGCTGGCGTTAGTCCTCTCCAAGATAGAGGACCTGCAGTCACAGCCGATGACGAAGGCGATGAAGACGAGGATAGCGAGATTGAACCGTGAACGAACGAAGATAAGGAAGATCATAGCCGACAAACGCGCCAAGATGGCTGAAGGGGAGCACAGCGGAGTTCCGATGGGGCCTTACAGCAGGACGCAGGACTATAATGAATTCGTGATGAAATACGCGGCCAAGGTCGCGCAGGAAGGCGGATATGACGGAGTGACCATATCAAGCGCGGCGATTAAGAACAGGAGTCTTTCTCCTGGAAACACGGACTACGGAGGAAACCTGGTGGCGTACGGACCGATGGCGAAGGACGCCATGAAGAACGCCGCGAAGAAAAGTGGTGCAAAATTTTCATATACTGCTATAATAGACGACAAAGGCAGAGGATGGGAGGTTCCTATTATGTTATTTGATGACCAGTCAAAGTTCATCATTTCAAGAGGGCTTCCTGCATACAAGAGAGGGGGAATGGCTGTAAATGGCTAATAATAAAAACAACATAGATAAGGCTTTGGAGGCACTCACGGGTGCGCTCGAAATAGAACCTACCGGCGAAGAGGTCCAATTGGAGCCGGATACAGGTGATAAAAATGAAAACGAAAACATAGAATTAACGGATGACGGAGGGGCGAACGTCAATCTTGACCCTAACGCTCCAATGGACACATCCAACGTTCCTCATGACGCCAACCTGGCGGATTACATCGAGGACAATGATTTAAGCAGGCTCTCTTCGGACCTGCTTGCAGAATTCGAATCGGATCGTGACTCAAGGAAAGATTGGGAAGAAACCTACATCAAAGGCCTTGACATGCTGGGCTTCAAGTATGAAGACCGCACACAGCCGTTCGAAGGAGCGTCCGGGGTCGTGCACCCCTTACTCGCTGAATCTGTTACGCAGTTTCAAGCCCAAGCGTATAAGGAACTTCTCCCCCCAAGCGGCCCCGTTCGCACACAAGTAATAGGACTATCGACGCCGGAGATTGAAGATCAGGCGAAACGTGTCAAGGAATTCATGAACTATCAGATAACTGACGTGATGAGTGAATACGACCCTGACATGGATCAGCTGCTGTTCTACCTTCCTCTGGCCGGTTCGGCGTTCAAGAAGGTTTATTATGAAGGAATGCTGAAACGCGCCGTCGCCAAATTCGTGGCAGGTGAGGACTTGGTCATCAATTACATGGCCACCGACATCGCGAGCGCGGACAGGGTGACGCACGTGATAAAGACGAGCGGAAACGACATAAGAAAGAAACAACTGGGCGGATTCTATCGTGACATTGAACTTGCTACGGGTCAGATTGACTCCGACGACGTCGCCGACAAGGTTGACGAACTGGAGGGATCTGAAAAAGGCTATGGATCCAACGACGAGGAGCATGTAGTGCTGGAAATGCACGTCAACTCTGACGTTCCAGGATTTGAGGACACGTCAGGCGTCAAGCTTCCTTACATAGTTTCAATAGACCAGTATTCACGAGAAATTCTCTCAATAAGAAGAAACTGGAAAGAAGGTGATCCTAATTTCACCAAGAATGAATATTTCGTACACTACAAGTTCCTCCCAGGATTAGGCCTGTATGGATTCGGCCTCATCCACATGCTTGGCGGATTGTCAAGAACTGCGACAAGTGTTTTGCGGCAGTTAATTGACGCAGGTACTCTTGCCAATCTTCCGGCAGGTTTCAAGGCACGTGGCATGCGCATACGCGACCATGATGAGCCATTACAGCCAGGAGAATTTCGTGATGTAGATGTGACAGGAACTTCTATAAAAGAATCACTATTACCATTACCATATAAAGAACCTTCGCAAGTTTTATTTGCTCTTTTAGGATTCGCGGTCGACGCAGGCAAGTCATTCGCGGCCATCGCGGACATGAAGATGGGAGAAGGTAATGAGCAGAATCCAGTTGGAACCACGCTTGCTCTTTTAGAAAGAGGAACCAAGGTAATGAGCGCGATTCATAAAAGATTGCATTGCGCGCAAAGAATGGAATTCAGGCTTCTTTCAAAGGTGTTTCAAATATACCTTCCGCCGCAGTATCCTTATCAGGTAGTCGGTGGAAACCAGATGATAAAGCAGACGGATTTTGACGACCGCATAGACATACTTCCAGTAAGTGATCCAAACATATTTTCGATGGCGCAGCGCATTACATTGGCGCAACAGCAATTGCAACTGGCGACGGCCGCTCCACAGCTGCACAATCTTCGTGAGGCGTACAGAAGAATGTACGACGCGATGGGAGTGGATAACGTGGACGCGATGCTGAAGCCTGATCCGGAGATGCCGGAACCGATTAGTCCGGCGATGGAAAATGCCGGTGCAATGCGTGGTCAACAACCGAAGGCGTTTCCAATGCAGGACCACATGGCGCACATGGAGGCGCATGCCGAGTTCATGTTCACCAGGATGGTTCAGATCAACCCGCAGTTGTACGCGATGCTGCAGGCGCACGTGTCAGAGCATATTTCATTGATCGCGTCACAACAAGTGCAGGAAAAATTCAAACAACAATTTGAACAGCTGCAACAGCAGATGCAACAGGCGCAGCAGAATCCACAACAAATGCAACAAATGCAACAGCAGCAGGCACAACTGGTCAATCAGCAGGCGTCCGAACAGGCGAAGATTGAAGCGCAGATGACCAAGCAACTGGCGCAGGACGAGGAAGCTAGGATAAGCAGAGAACAGCAAGATCCATTAGTCAAGTTGAAACAACAAGAAATTGACCTTAAAGCGATGCAGACTCAAATGCAGATGCAGAAGGACATGATGGTGGACTCTGAAAAACTTGATCTTGAAAGGGACAAGCTGGAGGCGGACACAAGTATTAACTTGATGAAAGCGTCAGCAGATGTTAATAAGGAAGATTCAACGGAGGCTATGGCGCTTTTAAAGGAGAACATGGCGGCCACCAGGGAGGCCATGAAAAACCAGTCGTCCGAGAGGATATCAAGGGAAAATGCCCGAGCAAAATCAAACGGAGAAACTAAAAAAGGAACTTGAAAAACTTGGTTCCGTGATGCAGAAAGTGGAGGACCTCGCCGTTAGTGAGATAAAATGCGAGGAAGACTATTTGAAAGTATGCGGCGCTCTTTTAGCGGTCACGAGGAACATGTACGCCAAGGCGTTGGGTCCTGATGACGCTGCTAGGATGTTCGCGACGGTGGCTGAAAGTTTCATGATACAGGAGGACATTTTACATTCCTTCGTTAACAGGGAAAAGCCGACGCTGCACTGATGCCTTTTAAATCGGAAAAACAAAGAAGGTATTTGTGGGCGAAGGAGCCGGCAGTCGCCAAGAAATGGACGGAAAAATACGGGAGCAAGCCCAAGAAAAAAGGCGGAGTAATAAAAAAACGCAGAGGAGGAATTGCAAATGCCAAAAGTAGGTAAACAAAAGTTTCCATATACTTCAGCTGGAGTGTCTCAAGCACAGAAGCATGCGAAAGCAACGGGACAGAAGGTCGACATGGCCGGATACAAGAAGGGTGGAACCAAGAAAAAGTATAAAAAAGGTGGAACGGTGAAGAAGAAAACAGGTGGAACGGTAAAGATGAAGAAATATCACCACGGAGGTCGAGTGAGTGGCGGTATGAAAGATAAACAATGTTAACAAGGAGGTAGATATGAAGTTATTGAAAGATCTTTGGGGATGGCTTAAAGAATGGAATGACTGGCAGCTTAAAGATTGGATTAAAGCTGGAATTTTAGTCGTTATTATTTTAGTGGTCCTTAAAGTAATAATTATACCGGGTGTGTAATGGTCACTAGAGACGAGTACTTAGCAAAAACAAAAGGATATAATCGTCCCGCAATTAATTTTAATCAGCGGGACGATATTCGTGATTTCGCGCGAAGTGGAGTAGGTCAAAATTATCATCGCATGATGGATCTTCAAAGTCAGAAGAATCCAAACTTACAGGATTTAAAACAGTCAAGAAGACAGTGGAACAGATACGATAAGTACAACGCCGGAAGGATGCTGGACAAGTCTCCAACAGAAATGCAGGACATGTTTAGCAGAGATA